AATCGTGTCCAGGTCGGATACGTATGGAAACATACTGGCACGTCATCTTTTAGGAGACAACGGCAATGACTTCACTGTCAACAGATGCTTTCTCTAAACGTATGCAAGTCCTTGGTTTCCGTCCTTCTGAGTATATGCCCATAGTGCGTCTGATAGACACTTGGTCTACCAAGACCGGTGAGGAGTGGACAGTTGCTAGGCTTAAAGACCTTCGACAACTGTATATCCACTGGTACCTTAATATACCATATGAGCTGACAACACGTATAGAGGTAACCCGGGGAGGGGTCCCAAAAGGGCCTTTCCACGCTCTGTTTTCGCGTAAAAAGTCCTCATTCCGGAGGATTTGGAATGCGCTGTTGTCATACACGGGGTTCGTGGCTGCAAAGCTTACGAATAAGCAGTGGGCCAAGTTCATAGGGGGGGTAGAACGGCCTCCTCTCAGCGAGTCGGCTCGAGTTCGGACGGAAACGTTCCTTGAGTTAGGGCTGCAATGGTTCCTGCAAAATTGTATGAAACCACCTTTCCCACCGGCTCCCGAGGGGGAGCCCATTGAGCGGTATCCATTCCGCCCTGGGAAACGGAAGGTCATCTATCCCCCACAGTCTGTGTCCGAGGAAAATGCCTTCTGGCCGTCAATCAGCCACGCTGTGACGTATCAGCAAGGATTCTTACGCCGTTTTCCACACATATCGGACGGTGTCCTCTCGCGCTTCGGCTTCATCGCCGAGGGGCCAACGAGCAACACAGCGCTTATAGGTAGACTTAGCGTTATACAAGAACCCGGCTATAAAGCCCGGATAGTGGCAAACCCTAGTATAGTGTATCAGCAATGCCTGCGACCGCTGATGAGGTGGTTGGAGGTAGTATGCAGGACCCTCCCGGGGAATTTTCAGTACGACCAGAACGCGGGTAAACTCCGTGTGAAGGAGATGCTAGAAAAGGGATTTCCAGCTGTGAGTATTGATTCGTCCGGGTGGACGGATCATTTTCCTCGTGCCTACGTCTTGTACGTTATGGAGAAGCTGGGAGTTGATAAGGAGTGGCTTGATTGCTACGACCTTACCTGTGGCGGAACGTGGAGAGTACCAGAGGACGCCATGCCTCTGGCCTCAAATCGGGCTGCGCAGTTTCCCGATGGTAAGCCCGCCCCGAAGGGTGGCGCACCACGATATACTACTGCCTGGAGGGTTGGTCAGCCATTGGGGTTACTACCCACATTCAATGGGGCTAGCTTAGCACATGTCATGCTCGCACTAGGAATACAGGTGCGATGCTCTGAGAAGGCCATCGACGAGCCGCTATTTGTTATAGTGGGCGATGATATCGTTTGGTTCGACCTGGAGTGTGCTGAGGTTTACATGGCTATCTTGGATGATAGTGGCGTGCCCGTGTCTCATGATAAGACACTGGTATCAGACCGGGCAGCGGAATTCTGCAGTACCATAATAACAGCGCTTCACGGCGTTGTGCCTTCGCTGAAATGGAAGCAGGCTTCTGACGATTCGTTCGTCGACCTCTGCCGAAACCTAGGTGTTAGGTCCCGACTTCTACTTCCTCTTCGACAGAGGAGAGTGGTCGATGTTATTGCTCCGTTTCCTGAGCCGTTTGGCCTCGGATGGAACCCACTAGGTATATCCTACTGGGAGCGAATGCGTCTCCTCCAAGAATCTGGGGTCATCAAGTCTAGTGTTACCAAGCTGAAATCGCTGGATCTCCGAGGTCTCCACGTGTGGTATAATTCCGCACGGTTGGACCATAGCGAGTACGCGAAACGAAACTCGTACCCGCCGTCCCCCGAACAGGGGGACTCCCAAGTGCTCAGCGATATCTTCGGATTCGCAGTTTCCCCAGTCTTAGCAATAAGTCTGGGTGAGCACATAGCCAACTTGTCTGCACAGGGTGCCGATGAGTTGATGCTATATGGTTCATTATCGAGCGAGACACTGGCAGCCTTTCCCAAGGCTGTCGCAGGCCGGCTCTCTGGTGTCCCTAATTCCGCCGTGGCGGCGGAGTTGGCTCTGCTCCTTTCGAGGATCAAGCGACACCTAAGGGTATCGGATGAGATCACTCCAGTAGCTACCTCAAAGCTTGAACAGCTTGAAGGGCTGCTATTGCGTACATCACTAAGGCTCAAGAGCCTTGAGATCAAGGCAATGCGCAAG